GCTTGAGACAGACGTAGTCGATATGATCTGGGCTTTGTTTGGCACCGCTGTCCATCATGTTTTGGAAAGTGCCGACGATCCCGCGAATGTCCAAGTTGAAGAGCGACTATACGCAGAGGTTGCCAACTGGACTTTGTCTGGTGCGCTGGATCATCAAGAGGTTTTGCCTGATGGCACCATTCAAATTACGGATTACAAAGTTACCTCTGCTTGGTCTGTCATCCTTGGCAAGGTTGAGTGGGAGCGTCAGCAGAACTGCTATGCTTGGCTGGTGGAGAACTCACTAGCTGGTGCCAACCGCCAGAAGAAAGTTAGCAAGCTGCGCATCTGTGCGATACTCAGAGACTGGCAGAGACGCCGTGCGCAATTCGATAAAGAATATCCGCAGTCACCAATCGTAATCGTGGACCTTCCCCTTTGGAGTGAGAAGGAGCGCGAAGATTATATCTATGATCGTATAGACGTACATCAGTCGGCCCAGATGGAATACGATTTGTATGACAAGGTTCCACTTTGTTCTGACGGAGATCAATGGGCCAAGCCTAATCAGTGGGCCGTGAAGGAGAAGGGAAAGAAGAGAGCGTTGAAGCTATGGGATAGCGAAGAAGACGCCAATGAACACGTTGCGTCCAGCGATAAAAAGCTGGAGATAGAATTTCGCAAGGGCGATAAGACCCGGTGTGAAGGGAACTACTGCAATGTCGCAGAGTTCTGTGAGCAATTTAAAGGATGGAGAACATAATGTCTGTATGGAAGACACTATCAGCGATCAATGTTAATGATCACACAGAAAAGAAGAACGGGCTGACATACCTATCATGGGCATGGGCTTGGGGTGTATTGAAGAGCCACTATCCAGAGGCCACATTCACCAAGCATATACAGCCTGACGGCTCACCCTGCATAAGGGACGATGCTGGTTACTCATTCGTTCAGGTGACAGTTGATGTCGATGGGATTAGTGCAACAGAACTATTCCCTGTGCTGGACTACCGTAACAAGGCAATCCAAAACCCAGATGCCTTCTCAATTAACACGGCGTTTCAACGTGGATTAGCTAAGGCAATTAGCTATCACGGTTTGGGTCATTACATCTATGCGGGTGAAGACCTACCTCAGAGCGAAGGAGAGGCCCGGCAGGAAGAGGTAAAGGAAAAACCTAAGCCGGACCCAGTGAAGAAGCAAAAGGCTCCTGTAACGGCCCCCACAGCGGCTGACAAACCTATCCTTGGTAAGATGGTAAACACATTTGCCTACAAGGATGGAGACCGTGAGCCTCGTGCCGTGTCTGAGTGGGACACTTGGTCGGATGTCGCATGCTCATGGATCGGCTCCGCTCGGAGTGAGGACATGTTGAAAAAATTCTACGTTGCCAACCAAGCTATGTTTGGCCTAGCGAAGACCGAAGCAACCGCTGATTACGATAAGGTAATCAATTGCATTTCAGAAAAGAAAATCAAACTTCAGAAGGAGAAGAAGTAATGGCTCAATATCCGGCATCAGGTATCCTGTTCCAGAATGACAGGAAAGAAAAACCAACTCAGCCAGACTACACTGGCAACATAGAGCTAGAACCAGAGGTTATTCGTGACCTCATGGCGCAGATAGATGAGGGAGTGGAGCAACCAAAGGCCAACTTGGTTGGCTGGAGGAAGACAGGTAAGACTGGGCGTCCCTTCCTATCTCTTAGAGGTAGCATTATGAGGGAGCGTCAGACAGAAGGTGCTGGGTATCAGCAAACGCCCAGTGGTAACCCCCCGTCCGCTGACTTGGACGATGAAATCCCTTTCTAAAATAGGAGAAATACTATGCAAAATAACGCAGGTTCAGTTATTTTTTCTTTCTCACACGAGAAGGAAACTTGGAGAGTGGAACGTATGATGAAGGTCTATTCTTGTATACATGAAAGCTATCATTGGTTGATTTCAAAAATGGATGACCACGAAGGTGAACTCACTGTAACCATCAAGAAACCAAATAAAGCCCTTGCAGATAATATTGCTAAGTTGTGGGATATACAGGGCGAAGTTCATGTAAAAGTAATATCCGAATAACAACATGCTCATTCCGAAACATAAGAACATTCGGAATGAAGCGTACCTGAATACTTTGCGAGGGGAACCTTGCTTAGTGTGTAGGCGCGGCGCGGAAGCACACCACCTGCTTTATGTTGGGGAACATGGAACGGGTATGAGATCGGGAGATAACTGGGCTGTGCCTCTGTGCCGCGACTGCCATTCAGAACTGCATCGATACGGTGACGAGAAGACTTGGTGGGACTTGATCGGAATAGACCCTGTCAATTGGGCGAAAATAAATTGGGATAGATACAATGGTGACAGTGACTAGAGAAATGGTTCAACAGGTTGAATGCCCCGCATGTGGTGCAAAGCCTTTACAGAGCTGCGGTCACAAGAAGGACAAGACAAAGAGCCATGTTGACAGACTGCAGGCAGCTCAGTTGCACTTCAATAATGATGATGTGGCACCCGATAAAAGATACACGGGAAGAAAAGTTTTTCATAGGAGTGAAAGATGACATCTCCAAATCTAAGAAAGTTAAATGAGAATTGTCGCAAATGTGGAGCTGTAGGTGGGGAATACTGCAAGCACTGTAGTGGCAAAAAAAGAGAAGTGAAGCCAGAAGAGCTTATGTTTTTTAATCCTATAAACTTTTTAAGGGAGGACGAAGATGAGTAGCATTAAAGACGCAGCCATAGGCTTTGAGGCGGTGAAGGTGTCAATGTCTCAGGACAAGAATGGCATCATGCTGCGCCTCAATGTGCATCCAAATGATTGCCCTCAAGAACTTCACACTGACTGGGTCGGCACTAGGTACATGGTTGCCATGGTGAGGCTCAACGATCAGGACGAACCTGAGCCTCGTGAGGAAGCGGTGAATGTTGAGAGGTTGATTGCATCGGCAGGTTTGCTGTGCCGCAATGATGACTTCCATGACTACCTATACAGCATGGGCATGACTGAGAAGACAGATGTGTTTAATCAAGAGAAAGAAGCAGTTAGTGCCGTCAGAACCCATTGCGGCATTAAGTCGAGATCGGAGTTTAGGGATAACCCTGATGCAATAAACAAGTTTGAAGAATTAAGAGAGGGGTTCAAAGAATGGAAGAAAAACTAATGAAGGTAAGCGAGATAGCAAAGATGCTATCGATGAGCTTACGGTCTACCTACAGGTTCATAAGCAAAACAGAAGACTTCCCAGAAGGAATTAACTTGGGCGTCAGAATGAAACGGTGGAAGAGAAGTGAAATCTTGGAATGGATAGAAAAGAAAAGTGACGGAGAATCATGAAGGTTCGCCTGTCTCCTAAAGAAATATCTATTTGCAAACAAGCTGCTACGTTTCGTTGGCAGTTGGCGAGAGCCTCTGGAGTTGTCAATCAAAGAAGAGATCAGGGGAGAAACGATAATGACCTTGATCTTATAGGCATCAAAGCAGAGCTTAGTGTGGCAAAGGTATTCGACATAGATCACAATCCCTTTCAGCTTGGCGTTGATAGCGGTGAGGATATGTGGCTCGGTGATATATCTATAGATGTTAAGTCTACATTCTATCCAGATGGTCGCCTCCTCTTCAAAGACATTAATGCCTTCAAAGCAAACTGCGCAGTCCTTGTGTGCCAAGAAGATGAAGATACTTACAATGTATCAGGGTACTGCTCTAGGGACAGGTTCAAGAAAGACAGCAGGCAAATGGACTTAGGCCACGGAGTGGGATCAGTTATGGATCAGATTGATCTAAGCCCATTAGAAAAGCTATGGTCATACTCCACCCAGAGAAGGTTACAAAAGTTCAACTGAACTTTATTAAAACTCTGCTAAAATCTTGTTGGCACTTCCAATAAGAAACTGTTTGCGCTCGTCTAGCCTGTCAAGAATAAGTTTCTTTTGATCGTCTGGCATTCTCATATTACCCCTTACAGAGTTCATTTGCCCACTTACTTTTCTCAAAGCGTTATCAATAGCTCTTATCCTTGGTAAGTATTTAATTTCTTCTGAGTACTTC